GAAAGTGAATCTTGTGCGTTTAAAGATAAAGTTCCGCTAAACGAACCAGTTGTACCACTTATAGTTCCGCCAGTAACATTACCGCTTAAATTACCAGTAACATTTCCAGTTAAATCACCAGTAACATTTCCAGTTAAATCACCAATAAAGGTTGGCGCAGTAACATCACCATAAAAAGTAGCATCCTTGTTCTTTTCAATATCTAACGCCTTGACTAATGCAGTTCCATCGTTTACTTGTATTTGAAAGAAACCAGTATCATCACCTGCATCGTACATTCCTGCACCTATCTTCGCTAAATCATAGTTATTAGGCGTAGTGTTGTCGTCATAGTTAGAAAACAAAATGTAAGAAGTAAGATTGTCGTCTGAATATTGCTGACCATTTCTAGCACCACGAATACGAATACCAGTATCTGCACCGCTATTAGCGGTATTATAAATATCTAAACCAATACCATTTTCGGCAATCTGAATACCCTTGTTAAATACAAACCTATCGCTTGTGCTATTGTAAGTCATTGTAGCATCTGCGCCATCAATAGTAATTCCTGCACCATTAGCATCGGCAGCCGTAGCCGAACCACTTGCTAGTTCAATATTTTTATCGTCAATAGTTACGGTTGTTGAATTAATTGTTGTTGTTGTTCCATCAACTCGTAAATCACCAAGAATTTGAACAACTCCCGTTTCGTCGCCATAAGCTGCGGGGTCAATAACAAAGTTTGCAGCACCTCGTAAGTAACCCGAAAGGGTAACATTCCCTGCGGTAATATCGCCAACTGTAATATCGTTGTCAGTTGTATTTCCGTTATCGGTTACCGTATCAAGGTTAATTGAACCTACACTTGCGATACCTTGGTTTTCCCAACGGCTATTGGTTGAATTATAAACAAGGAATTGATTATTTGCAGGGCTATTTAAATAAACATCGTGAAGCAACCCTAGGTAATGCCCATTCTGCGCACGAACGAAAAGCGTTCCGTTGTTGGCGCTTACGTTTATTACAATAGCTACTTCAAGATCAAGGTTAGGTGCTACCGGTGCGGTAGTCTGAAATGCACCTGCCGTAGAATACGATACATAAAGCGTTTGCCCTTCTGAATAAGAACTTGTATCAAGTCCTCTAATTTTACCAAAGGTCGTAACCTTACCATCTTCGCCATTAGGTATATCTTCAGTAGTGATACCCAAAAAGTATTTAGCCTCAATAGTACCATCGGCTATCATTGGTGCAACGGTTAGCCTACCACTAGAACCTAATGTGCCAGTTACATAAACGGGCGTACCATCTGTAATAGTACTTCCGGTTTGATTCTTAACATGAACTTGTATTTCTTGACCTACTTGTAGTGTTGCCCCGTTCTGAATAATATCAACGGTTTCTTCATCGGTATTCCAGGACATTGTACCCTGGTCATTAGAACCGCCAGTAAGTTGTAGTGAAGCTGCGGTAGCTGCACCAATAATATCTATTGAGCCAGTTCTAGTTGCTGAATTTATAGTAAGGTCATAACCGGATACTGGCGATACACCAATTCCGATCTGATTTGTAGATAAATAAAGGATAGTTTCGTGACCCTCTCCATCGCTAATAACCTTTGCGGTTGCTGATAAATCCGAGTTGTCGCCTATCTTTAAAAGACTATTGTAGGTGTCTTTAACCTTGAGTCCTGTTAAATCCGTAGCCATTCAAAATGATTTTCTGCAAATTTAACCAAATTGGCGAGAAGCCAATTTGTCTTTCTCTACGCTAGTACCGAAATAGTAGGCGAAAATGTTAGATACAACTACGCCTTCTAGTAATCCCAATAAATGAACAAATAAGTCGTTCCCTCTTGTACTTGGTTCATAGACGATTGCATAGATGGCGAATATAAAAGCACCGAGTCCAACGATGCCAGTTAGGTTAAATAATAAATCAAACTTGCGGGTTTTGGAAACTTCTACTTGGCGTTTCCTTGCACTATCTCGATCGGCTACTTCTAGCTTGTACATTTCGGTAAGCTGTCGGTGTGCTTCTTGTTTTTGTTCGGGTGTTAGTTCATCGTCATTGTCGATGAGGTTTTTAACTACACCAAGTACCCCTGAATCAGGTAGTATATTTCCTGCAAGTCCGGTTAAGAACTTACCTACTTTGGTTTCGTTAAACTTCTTTTTCTTGGTTTCCATTTAATATGTCCAAATTACATTACTAGGTTTATCAGGGTCGTTATCCACATGAATGAAAGTATCAGCAATACCAATACGATTAAATCCCGCCTCTAATAAAGAACTTAATATCTTGTATCTATGCTCACTACTTGGTGTTGCTATATCAACTGCATATCCTTTAAGATGTGAACTATTACGACTAACCTTATATCCCGCATCTAATAGCCTATCTATATCGGCATCTATTCTAAATCCACTTGTAATAGTAAATGGAATCTGTGCGATGTGACGAGCGTTGTTAAGCATATAAAGAGTAGATGGTTGCATAAGTTGTCCGCTACCTTGTTGTAAAGGCGAATCAAACTCGTGTGAATAGAAATAATTAGTCATGTATTATCTCGTTTAATCGTGCTATGTCCTTTCTTATGCGTTCTCGCTCTAGCTTAAAATCTATCACCTCGTTTTCTAGTACTCGTATATCGGGAAAGATATAAGTGTTTTGATTGTATCGTAGCGACTGCAACTCATCTTCATTATTTGCTATTCTATTTTCTAAACCAAAATACAGATATACGGCAGTACCCACTAAAACAACGATTTGTATCAACCACTTTATGTTAATAGATAAACTAGAATCGTCATTTAATTTAGGCGATGTCATTTATTGTTCTCACTTGTTTAGTTTCTTTTTCCATTCGTGGTATTCGTCACGAACGTAATAAAAGAAATGCTTTCCAAGTAAACCAAAGAAACCACCAATCAGACCTACTGCTGCAGCTTGTATCCAACCCAACATATTTATTGATGTTGCGGCTGTAAAAATGAAACCGCTTAAAAACGAAATTTTATTATCTAAATCCATATTGCAAAAATAATCAGTTATAATTAATCGGATTTCCTTGTTTATGTTTCTAAAATTCTATTTGATATCTGCATAATAGCCCTATAATAAGTTCTATCGTCAGCATCTTCTTCAGTATATGTTGTACCATTGAGTTCACAAGTAATTACATTAAAACCATCGCTACTTAAATCGTAGTACTGATCTGATCGAGTTCTAATTAATTGTAATACCTGGTTTACTATCTGATTGGACTGCAACTCACCACCATCATCTCCATCAAAGGCAGTTACTACCTCAACATTTGTAATGCAATCTGTAATGTAGCTTGTCTGATTCTGAAAGTCCTCATTTGAACTAACTGAATACACCTTTATAAAAGGCTCTTGTGCATCATAAGGCACTTTGTTATAAACGGCAACATAAGAACCATTAATGGTTACTGCATCCGTTAAACGCCCTATAATAGCTTTTCTTATGTAGTGTATGCCTTCTTTCATTATTTTGTGGCTTCGTCTATTAGCTTCTCAATCTTTTTAACTAATCGTTTTCTACCTGCTTCAATAGGCGGATAGAAAAAAGGAATGCGTTTACTAGCATCTCTTGGGTTTGCATTACCAAATTCTACTTGCTTTGAATATTCAGCATTGCTTTGCAGCTCTACTTCTTTACCGCCTTGTAGAATGTTAAATACAATATTACTTCTCAAGTTACCTGTATCGTAAGGGGCGTATCGTTTCTGTTCTGCATTTATCTTCTGACCCTCTACCATAAAGGCACTTTTCATCTTACTGGTGCATACCTTATCAACCTCTTTCATTTTATCAAATAGCTTCTTTAGGTCTTTCTGATTTAGTTCTGCCTTCCAGTTACTCATTCTTTGTACCCTTTATAACTACAAAATCCTTTGTATCGTTCTTAACTATGTTGTTTATTCGATAGGCTTGTGTTTCATCATCGACATAAATAAGGTCGTTAATCGTTACATTATCTACTGACTTCTTTCTTACCGTGAAATCAGTATTTAGATATCTCGACCTTTTTCCGTTTTCCATCTTTACATCCCCACTAACTTCTGTCTTATACGCCCAAATAGATTTTAAGGTAGATTCCGTTGAGGTATATCCACCAAAACTATCTGCCGTTTTAGATAGGCGTTTGATAGTTATTCTTGTATTTAGATTTCCCGCATCCATTAAACGAACATTGATTTATACGATGCAAGAACCGCCTTTACATTCGTAGGCACTTCTGATACAATAGTACCCGTTTTAAAGTCCGCACGATTATCGTAGTAGGTAGATATTAGTTGTAACATCGCTTGTTTAATTAGACCATTGTCTAATCCAGTAGTTACATAAGTAACACTAACCTTTTCAGCAGCTCCACCATCTAGTTCAATGGTTTCGTTATCCAAACCTAAAATCGTGTAGTCAGCACTTGTACCATCAATAGATAAACTGCTAATAGAAGCGACTGGTGCAAAAGGCAAGTCAAAAATTCCGTTGGTCTTGTCAAGGTAATACGTTCGATTCTTTGCAACGATGTCACGGCTAATGTAGTTTTCACACCATATTCTAGCCTGGACTATCATCTGACCTATCAGCGTATCGTCTGCTGAAGTGTCAATACGAACATAATCCTTTACATTTTGAGTAGTGATTAACTCACTACCAGTTTCGGAATTAATCTTGATCTGTCGCATCTTTAGTTTCCTTTTCTATTTTAAGTTCTTTAGTTTCTTTTTCTATCTTCTGTTCTTTCTTGACTTCAGAACCCCAATCGAATCTAATCCACTTTTCTACTTGTTGTTCCGGAACCTCAACGATAGCACCTTTTTTTAAGCCATATTGCCTTGCTACCGCCTCGTTTTTAATCTTGAATTTCATACTATTATCGTTTGCTCAAAGATAAAAAAAAAGCACCACTAGGTTTTAGCGATGCTTTTTCTGATTAACTCAAACTACTATGAGATTAAAACTACTTGAATGCAAAGTTATTAAAATAAATAGAATTTTTACCATGCATAGATAGGCGGATAGCTTTCATTGAACCTGTATTTGGGAAAATAAAAAACCCGCCAAAATATTCAGAATAAACTGCAAAGAAATCGACCATCTCAATCGTGTAGATTTGGGTATTCTTTTCAAGGGGTGCTTGAACCGTTTTGCGATGTTCTGCGGGGGTCTTGGCGGTGTATTTGATTTGTACCTTATAGATAGACTCGTGCGTATCTACAATCGCATCGTATGGGCTTGAATCCAATAGAGGCATTGATACAATATATCCACGATTTGTACATTCAGTCGCAAAGCGATATTCTGTTGCACAACCCGAATAGTTGCAGTTAGGTTTCACAACTTAAAGTTAGTAAAAAGAAAAAAGAGGGTCTTTCGACCCCCTTTCCCCGATTAACTAAACAAAAACAAACTAAAAATCAATGATGAAATTAGTTGTGCTGATTACTATGGCACTCACTTGAGCAAAACTCTTGTTTTGAATAAGTGCCACAAGTAGGACATTCGTAGTAGTACTCGCCACTTGTATTAAGTGATTGAAAGTACATCTCTAAAAAGTCACTAGATTGTTGCTTTGGCTCTTGGCTTTTTTCCTTGTTCTTTGGCATAGCGATTCCTTGTTATTAGTAGATTAATTAATTCCCTTTTTATACCCTTGGCTTTCAAGGTAATATAAGGTTGCTCGTTTACTTCCCCGTGAACGATTAAGTCGTTTACTAAATCAAGAACCTTATCCATCTATTCGTAAAATATGTACTATTAAAAGACCAATCATAACAAAGACTAGGAAACCTAACCCCGCTACAAAAGCCATCTCCAATAGAAACTTCATATTCTTTTTCTTTTGCTCATCCATCGCTATCGTAGAAATGCACTAACAACTAGCAATAAAACGCCAAACACTAAAACATAACTACATACCCGGGAAGCAAAGTCCAGGGTTTTCATAGCTTTTTCTTCGTAGTAATTAAAATTTTTCATAGTTAAATAGTTTAATGACCTAAAGGTATAAAAATATTCTTTTAATTGTCAAGTATTTTTTCATATTAAAAATAAGGCAATAAAAAACCCCCACCGAAGTAGGGGTTAATTAAGTAACTATTTAAGTTTCTTATGGTGTTTCTAGTGCAGCTTTAGCAGTTGCAAAAGAACCATTTACGAAAGCATTTGGTAAATAGTTTGTAAGAGCGATACGTTCCTGGATTCTTACTGTAACAAAACCATCACGAACATTTGTTCCATCCTCGCGGTGGAAGCTAACTGCTAGGTTGTCACGAGTCCATAGTTGAGTACCTTGAGCAAAGTTACCTGTTAAGAAAGTTCCTGCGGTGATAGCAGTATTTACGATAACTGGAACCCCCATGAATGAAGGCTGAAGTCCTGCGTAAACTTGATCTTTTAGGTAATTGTTTTGAGTATCTTTTAACAATAGGATTTTGTGGAAATCGCTAGGGTTAAGAATAATGTAGTTAGCTTGGTACTCGCTTAACGCTAATTGGTTAAGGGCAACAACTAATACATCAAACTCGTTAGCAGAATCGATTGAATCAGCAAATCCACCTTCAGCAAAGTCAGCTGCATCGGTAATGATACCTGAAAGGTTTGGTGCAGTTCCGTTTCCGTTAAGAATTTGAGTATCCTCAACTGCAAGTAATTTTTCTGAAGCACGAACAGAAACATAAGATGCAAGTGCAGGTGTATCCGAAAGCATCTCTTCAGAAATTCTAAAATAGGCTCCAATCTTCTGTACGTTAGAATCAGTTGCAGTAAGGTCGAAGTCAGACTGACCTAAAGTAGCACCTTCAGCTTTGTTAGCAGTACCGTCAGAATATCCGCTTTCTTTTACGAAACGAACTACATCTGAAGAAGTAGAACCAACTGGGATGATTGATCTCATGTGTAAAGAACGAGCAGGGTCATACTTGATACCTGAAACTCTATCAGCAGCGATAACTTCGCCAGTAAAGTCAGCAGCAGTAGTCATATCTGCTTTGATTTCAAAAGAAGCCCCATTAGAGTTTCCTTTAATCATACCTTCTAAAGCACCACCTTTAACGATGTCGATAAGCGATGATTTAAAAGATTTAGGTTGAGATGCTTCGAATTGCTTTTTACGAGCAACTTCCATCTCATCCATTCTTGCGTTAAATGTTTCAGTAAGGTTTTTGATTTCACCTTTTAACATTTCGTCAGCCTTACCAGTTGCAGATTCTACTGCTTGTCCGTAGGCTTTTTCTAGTTTAGCATCGATGATGTTTCCTAACTCATCTAATTGCTGTTTTACATTTTCCATTCTAGGATATGATTTTATTATTTAACAAATATTCAAATGCATTGAAATCTTCTGACTTTGTTACTTCCGGCAAGGTGACTTCTTCAGTCGGCTTTGTGGCTTCTACGAACATTGTTTTTAATTTCAATATTTCTGCTTCTAAAGCGTAACCCATTTCATCGCTGATTTCGCCTTTGCGTAATAGCTTGGCGATGTTGTCGTAACGCTTATATAATGATTCTAGGTTTTTAGTGCCTTTGACATCAAGGATTTTAGCTTGGTCGTTAGCAGCTAGAGTAACGGCTGAAATCTCATAAAGTTTTACCTCATTGATTTCACGATACCCATCTTTGTTTTCTTTACGAATAGGCAAGATACCTACTGAATTTTCGGTGATAACTCCCGCCTTCATTAACTCCATAACATCATTACCTAGGCTTGTTTTAGGTACTTCCGCCACAAAGACTAGACCTTTGTCATCTTCGTAAAGTTCTTTCATCTTTCCGATCGGTTGCATCATATCGTGCTGATACAAGTACTTAACTCGTTGTCCGTTTTCCTGGATTGTTTTAAGGTAAGCACCCTTCCGGATAATATCCTTATCACTATCCATATTATCGAAATAAGAACCGTAACCTTTTACGATACCGTTCTTTTCATCTGCATCGAGCAGCTCACCTAACTCGGTTGATTTATATAGAATTGTGTTCATATTGCAAATATATTTATTTTTATTCGTATGAGATTTGAACCTCATCTAGGCGTTCGGTGCTGTTCTCAAACTTAATCTTACGACCATTAGCTTCTTTGAATATCTCAATTATTTCATCGTCATTAAATGAGTTTAACAAATTAATTGGTGACTCTTCATTAGGGTACTTTTCTTCGTACTCTTTAATTAAATCAAATACTTCCATCCTTTATTGCTTTTAATTCTACTATTAGTTCATCGTGTAATTTTAACATATCATCATACAATTCAGGGAAATACTTTTTAAATACTGGATTACCTAAATACTTGTTCTCAAATACATGGGCAAATATTTCCATCTTACCATATATAGCTTTCATGTAAGATTTGGTATGACCAAAACCTGCTCTAGCACCAGTAAGTGCCATTATAGTATCTGCTGTTGCAATACCCATTGCTCTTACCTCGCCCCTACTATAATCAGCAAATTCTTCAGCAACTTCTTTGTCAAACGTGATATATCTTAATTTATTTTCTAATTCTTCTTCTATCGCTCTTCTTTTAGCACTATTACCTTTACCGAACTTCTTTTCCCACTTCTCAACAAAATCAAGCATAGCCCTTGATTTAATATCATAAGGCGTAATTAACTTACTTTGTAAATGAATAGCATGAGCGTATTCGTGTACAAATACTTTAGTTCCAACATAATCTCTTTTCTCTATAACAAGATTTATTGTCTTACCATTTACTTCACAACTTGCATTTTTAGCCACTTGATTAATAGTAACCTTTTCATCTACTAAATCAAGATAGCTTGTATCGTGATCGAGTCTTGCAAACTCATCCATTCGTTCGGGTTTCATAGATGATACCCTAGACTGCTCTATTACCTCTTCAGCTGCGGTAGTTGTATTAACTATAACCCCAAAGTTCTCGCCTACTCGTTCTAGTGTTCCTAAATCTTGTACGCCAAAACCTTGAATATCTATCTGTGCTTGTGCATCTTCTCTTGGGATGTAAGCAACTGTACAACGGCAGTTGATGAGGTTGAAAGAACTTGCCCCGGGGTCACCAGGATAAAGCATCATCTCTACACCATTTCTTGTCGGCACTTCAAACTTCTTGTCTGCATCTACCACCTTGCCGTTCATCGTTCTGTGGTCTGCCTTATTTCGTGGTAACCTACGAACTCTACTATCGCCTCCTGATATCCATTCTTTCTGCATATCCTGTTCATTGAACATCTGTCTTGCAGTCTGTTCGGTAGCGTAGTTTGCAGCTAGTGTAGATTCGGTTCTTATAATACGTTCCGCTTGATATTTAGAGATACCCTTGAATTGTTGGCGAAGTAGGCGTTGTGCATCCCTTTCGTTCATTGATTGAAAGTCGGGGTCTGCCATTAGCTTCTTTAGTACTCGATCAAGGGTTTGTTGTTTGTTTTGTGATACTGACCTTACACGACCTGCACCAACCAGTTGTGAAATGTATCTGAACTTACCCGCAAAGAAGTTATCGGATAAGTTAGCATCTGCCTTCTTGGTGTACTTCTCATAGTTGCTTTGATACCACTTGGATACCCGAAGTCCTATATTAACATAAATATTGGTGTAGATGTTCTGTATATCCTCTTCTTTGAATATACCTTGGAAGTTATTGGTCTGCCCGGTAGCTAGAAACTTCTGAATAGCCTGGTCGTACTGGTTAGCGTAATAACTCGCCACCTTACGAACTTCTTGGCGTTCCGCAATATCTAGTTGTCGTTGATACCCTTGATAATACTTTTGGGTATCGTAGTTTTTGCTTTTGGTAATTGCCTTCTGATCTAGCTGACTATAACATACCGCTATCCTTTGGCTCATCGTTGCGTACTCTTCTTCTATTTCCGCATCTACGATACACCGTGCGATAAATTCGTTTTCGCTTTCGTTTATTCTTGGTGTCGGTAATGGCATTGTTATTCATTTTCAGCTATACGCTTCGCCCAAGATACCATAGCCTCACCACCCCATAGGTTGTAAGCTACATAACCCTTGTCTTTCCAAGGCTCATCTTTGTATTTTGGGTCTATCTTGGCGTTATCCTTATGTCGGCTCAAGAAGCTGTGAATCCTCTTTACCGTATCTAACGTAAGATTTTCACGCTTGGCGAGTTGGTTGGCACGTTGCCACCCTATTTCAGTACCTCCTTGTACTACGTCACGACCATACTTCTCACGCCAATTAAGCATTCTCTTGGCGTTGTTAGTAGCCCCTTGTGGATAGTTGTCGTAAGTTTCTGCCTTCTGTACGCTCTTGATTTCAGCAAAGTTAAAATCAATATCTACTGATTTAGGCTCTTCTACGGGTAGGTCACCATATCCCATTGGAATAAGATTTGATGGAATGAAGTAGTCGTTGAGCTGCTCGTTCTCTTCATCAACACCATAGTTCATTACCTCACGCTTCTCATTAGGGGTAATCCACCAAGCAGATGATAATTGACCTACCACCTTTTCGGTTTCTTCTTGCATCTCCGGAATTGCCGTGTAGTCAAACTCGATGCATAGCTTATCACCAAATTGAGGTGCTAACCATCTGTTTAGTTCATCCTTGATCTTATTGAGTTCAGGAATAATCGCCATTTGGAATAGTGCCTTCTTGGCTTCTTTCATGTTGTTGTAGGTACTACTATCCGTGTTGTTTAGTAGCTGTACTGGTACGCCATAGATATTACAAAGGTCTTTAACCGAAGCGTTATACTGCTCAATCAGCGATAGATCGGATGCAGATAAACCGAAGTTCACCCAAGATAACTTCTTTGGTGTAATGATTACATCTCCCGCATTGTTAGAACCTTGGTGATTCTGTCTGAACTTATCTTTTAGCTGTTGTGCTTGTACCTCGTTAATATCGCCCTCTTCTGACATTAGCACCCCACGAGCCATCTGATTCTGTAAGTATCTTACACCAGTCTGTGAAGCCTCATTATTCATAGTCATTGAACGGAATCCCGCACGAAGCGGTGACTGACCGTAAAGGTGTGAACCTGTTTCTGAATAGTCGGGGTTGAAGTCTTTGATATGGCAAATATCTTCAGCCTCTATCTCGAATGTACCATTATATTCTAGGCGATACTTCTTTACTGGCTCTAACATTCCGCCCGAAATAATCTCCATCTTTTGAGAAGGCATAACGTATAGTTCATTGTATTTACCTGCTCTATTACCGGTGTCGGGTGAAATACCAAAGATGTAGCCGTTACCCGTTAGCTTACGGAAGGCAATTAGTTCTGATAGCCACGATGAATACGACTGCATTGCATTAGGCATCTCAAGTAGTTGTTGTAGTTCTGAACCTTCTACCTCAACCAATGCTTGTTTCTTGATGAGTTGTGACTGATATAATGACGATGAGTCTAACAAGCCACCAGTCATTGCTTTGTATCGCTTGTAATTGGTATCGTTTGTTTTCTCGTAAACTGCAAAAGGTATGGTTGAAGCTGCCTTGGTTATGATGTTGATTAATGCATAAACCGTGGCGTTACGTTGGTAACCCTCCTTAATATAGTTATCGTCATTTTCCTGGTTCCAAATAACGGAATGACCCAGGTAGTTATATATAGCCCTATTGTATTCAGCTGCAGAATTGGTAGCGTTCTTCGTGATTAGATTTCTAAACCGATCTAGTATGGATGCCATTAAAGAAATTTTTTGTAAAAATACAAATTTAAAATATAGCTAAACTACGAAGAAATCTATGCGGTTGCTGTATTCTGAATACACCGCATACCTCAACGCATCTTGTAGGTGATTGAAGGCATCTTTCGCCTTATTGATTATCGTTCCATCCTTTAACTCTTCCCAATAGTAGTTGTTATACTCTTTGTATAAGTTCTTGGATTGGTCGCTAACATAAATGTCGAACTCCTTGATAAGCGATATTCCTGCTAGTATTGACCCTTGTCCTTTCTTTGCCGGTTTACACCACAATCCCATTTGCTTGAGTTCTTCGATACTCTTTGGTTCTGCTGCATCCCCATAAATTAGGGTTTGAGCATAGCCTTGAGATTTAAAGAAGTCTGCCAGTTGGGTGTTGGTCATACCAGTTTTATAGAGAATCTCCTTGACATATAGCTTATCGTTTTTCTTCTGAACAAGCACACCGGCTGAAGGGTCGTTGGAATAGCCAAAATCCAAGCCTATAACGGGATTGTCGAAGTCAGGCATTTCTGATTCAGGTATAAAGTTCCAGTTGTTGTATATCTGTCGCTTGGTAAAGATGGCTTGTAATCCCTCCCCATAGACACGCCAATAATCAGGGTCACGCTCTTTCATGCGTTCAATCTCTTTGATTAATTCGGGCGATAGAAACTTATTGTCCTTGTAGGTAGTAATCCAAGTATCGCAATCTTCTCGTGGTATTATCTCATCGTATATCCAATGCACCGGGTCTGAAGGGTTGAAATCCAGTATCAAGAAGTCTGTGGTACGCATATTGATTTGGCGGAAGTCCTCTAGGTCTAACTCATTCGCCTCATTCATATAGGCGATGGCTCTTTTTCTACCTCTTATCTTCTGCGGCTGATCGACTGATAGGAACTCCACGAGATGGTTTCTGTACTGAAAAGTGTTTTCTGCTTTATTGTGAACACCCTGGTAGTACATCCCAAGCTGCTCCAGTATCATAATGAAGTCACGCTGTACTGAACCCTTTAGTGCGGGTAGGGTCTTTCTAATGATAGATATGGTTAGGGGTTCTTCAGATGAGCGTAAAAGGTATGCCAAGTATTGACACACCGCATAAGTCTTACCGCTACGAGTTCCCCCTTGGTGTACTCGAAAACGCTTATTGGATTTTAAAAGTTGTTCGAATTGTATATTACAATCAACTGTTATCGCCATCTTCGTCTTTATGTACCCGCCATTCAACTACGGTATTCTCTAGCTTACCATCGTGCTGTATTTCTTGGCGTTCTACATACCCTCTTTTCTTTGCTTTGGTTTTTAGGTAGAATATCGTTGAGGTTGGATTACCTTCTTCTATCTGATCGAATAGCTTTCTTTCCACAAAGTCAATAGCTACCTCTTGAATGTCATCTACTTGCTTTTTCCATTCCTCATCTTGTTTGAGCCATTCATAGAATGTATTACGCCCAATACCAACTGCTTTACAAGCATAAGTGACAATACCCTTGTGTTCTTCAAGGGCTTCAAGTAGCAACTTTTTTATTGTGTCCTTTTTGTCTTGATTC